CTTTAAAGTATAATAACTAAGTCTACTTAAGTATACTTAAGGCTCTAAACAATGTCTTAATTATATCTATATTATAGCATACTTTTAACTGAAAGTCAAGCTTTATTTTAGACCCCGATTAAAAATATTAGTTCCCTCCTTAAGTGACCTTTTTTATTATATTGGTCATACATATCCCCCACTTAAGAATACTTAAGGAAAACAAACACTTAGAGTATTACTTTTGGTTATAACCTTTTTCTAATTTATGTCTTTTTTGTATGCCAGAGGATACCGTAACAATCTCAAGACACCCACGCACCCCCCCGCCCCTCCTTTAGCACAGCCTCAGGTAAAACACAAGGCTAAACTGTGACTGGTATCCTTGAGGCGGTCACATGAATTACTTGAGGGTGAAGCGTGAGTATGCCAAAGGATACCTCAGGCACTACCATAGAACACCACCAGTAATCCAATAACATTTAGTTATATTGTCATGCTTATGTTATACATTTAGGTTATATAGTCCTACAAGCCCCAGAATTGCATTCTAAGCGGCTTTATATCTAGCCTATACAATGGCATAGGGTAGGTGCTTAATCGCGGGGATTTGCTGTAGCCCTTGCTATCACTGGGCTAGCGGCTAGTCAGTTAGTGCCTGGCATAGGGTATAACATTTAGTTATGACAACCTATAAAGGTTATGCAAAAAAGTTATATAAAAAATTGGAATAAAGGGTTGTAATAGCTGTTTACACTGGTATAGTAACCATAAGTCTCAGGTTATGGGTGGAGGCGGGAGCAATACTTAGTTTAGGCACGTTGCCGCGGTGGCGTAGTTAGACCTAAACCAAGCCCGAACCCTAGCCAATCGACAGCAACAACGTTGAGAGACCCCTAGCATAGCCTATAGAGCCTTGTGGTATTGCCGCGGCATTAGCAAGACCTCTATAGATACTAGCTAGGCGAATAGCCAAACGGCGAGGCGGGGTCAATAGCCCGCGGTGAGGGTGCTTCGGCACTGGTGCTAAACAACGGCAACCGACCACTCAACCGCTAAGTCGTCTAGGTTATTCACTATAGGTACTTTACACGGGGTGCTTATATTGAATAACTTATGAGGTGATATTATGAAGCATTACAAGCATTCATACGCAGAACTGGCTAAGATAGGGCGCAGGTACTACAATGACACTAATTTCTGTGGGGTTGTCGCGGTGGCTGTGACCTGTAGGCTATCATTTGGCAAGGCACGTAGCCTATACCAACAGCAAGGCAGGAAGCACGGCAGGGGCGTTACAGTGCGCCTAATGAACAAAATCATTGAGTCAGTAGGTAGAAGCACTGACTTAGTGAAAACAGAGTTAAACGGGCGCACAATGAACACTGTGCTTAGACAGTGCCACACTTGGCAAGGTGATTACATAGTCATACTTACTGACCATGTGGCATCAATTAGGGACGGCATCTGTGAAGATTGGACGGCAACAGGGAGCAGGAAAAAAATCTACGGCATTCTTAAGGTAAGTTAATATAACAAAGCCACTTCAGGAGGGGTGGCTTGCTTATACTAATTTAAACCTAGCCAACAGGAGGCTATACATTATGAGACAAGCATATCTGCACAACATTAAACACGGCATCGCTAACGGCTACCATATAGCTATACAATGCGCTGAGGAGGGCGACATACTCCAAAAGGCAACCACTAGTTATAATCTAGCTAAGGAGGGCGTAGAATCTACAGGGCTCGTCAATATCATATGGTGCAAGCGAAACGATGAGGACAAGTGGAAAATAGAGGCTAACTTTCTAGCTATACTAGGTGAAGCGCCCGAGGAAACCATTGCGGACTATAGTTGTAATGAGATAGCCGAGGAATGGGCGAGCGCATACGATAGAGCGATATACAGTAACCATTACGAACAATAAACTAAGTTAATATATCAAGCCCCCTTGAGGTGAGGGGGTTTTATTATATTAATTTAACTTTATGAGGTAATAACGATGACTAAGACAGACTACGAAATTGAAAAAGAAGCATTTTTTGAGCAGAGAGACCGCGAGTTAAAAGAGGGCAGAGAAAAAATGACGTTTTCCCTCCGCGGTAATAACCGAGACTTTTACGCTTGGCAGTGTGTCAAGTTTGAAACTTATCTCAAGCACTACGGGTTCGACCATGTAGCCACCAGAGAGCGTATATTAGAAGAGGGTTTGGTATTCAACAAGCACAGCATCACGCTTGGGCATCAGTACGGCTACGACCTTAAAAACTTCAACAGCAAAGAGGAGATGCTTGGGTTTGTCATAGGATACAATGAAGCTATCAACAACCTTGAACATGACAACCGAATCAAGGGGGCATCATGAGCATATTACAGCAAATCAAAAAGGCGCGGTCAGAGTGTCGCGCCAGTGTCGCAACTTGTAGAGATTACCCGATATTGAGGTGCGGTGGTTGGCAGTTGGTCGCAGAGCATGAGGATACAGAAATTGATTGCGATTATTGCAATGGTGCAGTTACGCTAAAATATATTAATGACTTTAAATCCCGCGACTTTCCAGAGGGTACAAACTTTTACATTCGCGGTCAGTATGAGGCTCACAGCCACATTGATTGCAATCATGAGATGTTTGATATTAATTACGATGCTCACGAATTTTGGGGGGTGGATTTATAATAGTAAGCACCACATAACGCCTTAGATTAGCCTCTAGGGCGTTTTCTAGTGTTTATTAGTAGGTATGTATAGGTTAGCCAGTAAATGGCTTAGAACGGCTCTAACGAGCCAAATTGATTATATGAGGTTTATTATGAATTATTCAGCAGAACGCTATTTGGCGTTAAAACAGTTTGAACGGGAGCAACAGCGCGATAAGATACGTGCGGTGTTGTGGAATGTAACCATAGGCGGGTTGTATGTAATGGTGGTTATTCAAGCAATGAGAGGGTTTTTATAATGTATTATACAATATGGGTCGGAGGCGTAGAGGTAACCGCGCACCTAACGAATAGAGAGGAAGCCTACAGAATAGCCAGTAACTGGCGCAATGACGGCTATAATGACGTAGTAGTAGAGAGGTACAAGCCCTATGAGTACCATTCTTAAGTTATGGCGTATCTGGGCTAAAGCACTGGGAGAGAAGTCTGGGGCTACAGATAGAGAGGCTGATTACATTGCGATTGTGCGTAGTGTAATCGTGGGCTTGAATTTTATAACCTGTTTGTTTATAATTGCAGGGGTAATTCATAACTGGTGAGGCTTATAGATTATGTTATTTACAAAGGAGAACTGGAAGAAAACAGGGTATATTGATAAGGGTATTGTCCTGTCGCATGACGGGACGTTTAAAGTACCGTTAGACGAGTTTGAGCATTTTATCCCTAATCCTTATGACGGGATATATACAGACAATGACGGGTTAAAATACGGCTATATAATAAATATGGCTGATTGCAAAGATAGCATTGAGATAGTACACTTTGATTATATGGAGAGTTTACATGACTAGACCACAGTTAAGCCCTCATGCGTGGCTTGAGGCTGAGAAGACTCAGGAAATACCAGTACCCTTGATAAGGTACGGGGATAAACAGGCAGTCGCTGATGAGTACCATGTAGAAATATGGGGTGCTGATGATAATGGCGATAAGTATTCAGCTAATCTAGCTATCATTGAAGACGGGAAAATAGTTGACTACGTTTACCGGCATAGATATACTGATGCTGATTTTATAGAGTGGACGCTTATACCTAAAAAGCTAAGCGATTATTTAAGATTTTCAAGTTTTGATAAACAGGAGATAAAACAATGAGTAAAGACTACAGAGAACAGAGTCAGCTTGAAGATATAGCTGATAAGGCGTACAATATGTATCAGTACTTCAAAGAGTTATCAAGTTATGAGCGCGGGGAATACGACTGTATACACGGCTATCCCGCTATGGAAGCTGAAGATAATGATTATTATGACGGGTACGCTAAGGCTTACGAATACTTACAGATGATGGGAGCGGACAAATGATTAGCAATATGACACTTATTGAGGCTATACACGCAGAGGTTCAGGAGTTAGAGGCTGAGTATAGAATAAGAGAAAAAGATATTCTAACTATTCTTGATTTAGTAGAAGAACTGAGAGAGAGGTTTGAACAAAATGGGTAGAGAATATTGCAGGGTAGATGATTGCCCTAGTTATGATTACAGTGACTATGAAGATAGTACAGGATATTACACACCACACGACAGCAGAGAGGTAGACTATGACCCTATAGAACAACCAGAGATGTATAAACGCTTAAAGGAAGTTAAAACCAGACTAGGAGTTAAACAAGATGATTAATACAGTTATATTCAACAGATTATTTACAGTAGAGATTCGTAATGGTGTAGGGATAGACTTAGAGTTCGTTGATAGTAGACCTGTATGGACTTACAACAGCGAGACGGAAGAACACAGCACGATGCCTTTTGAGGGCGTAGTGTTAATGCTACCGTTCCTTGTGATAACATACGGTAGACCATACAAGGAGATTGATTTATGAGTAGATGTAAAGCCTGTGACGTTATATTGACTGAGGCTGAACTTAGGAAGCGTGACAGAGTGACTGATGAATACCTAGATTTATGCTCAATGTGTCATTCAGCATCTGACGAAGCTATAGAGGAGAACTGGGCAACAGTAGAGGAGAGAGAGATAATCAGGAGTAATAACTAGTTTTCCTACATTACCAGTACCTAATTCAAATTAACTATATAGGAGTTGCAATCGGTAAATAAACATGATATAATATTCATAGGTTCTTTAGTTAATAACCTTTAAAGTTAAATTCTAAAGTATCCTTAAGTAATCTTTAATTAATTATATGAAGGTAAATTACTATGGCAGTATTAGAAGGA